CAGGCCGGCGACTACGTGACGGTGTGCGGGCATTATCACCGGCGTGAATGGGTGAGCAAGACGCGCTGGGGCGCGAATGGCCCGATGATAGCGGAGTCGTTCTGTCCCGGCATGCTAGGACGGCTGGATCGGCTGCCCGGTAAGACGAAGCGCCAGAACTGGCAGCAGGGCATTGCGCTGATTGACTATGACCCGAATGGGACAGCGTACCAGATCACGCCGATACCGATTGAGGATGGGCGCGCGATCTGGAATGGGCAGCTATTCGAGGGCCGGGATTGCGTGGAAGAATTGCGTGAAGTGTACCCAGGCTGGAATTGGTAGAGTGAGGTGCAATGATGGCAAGTGACTTATATGTCAGGCGAGGGTAAGGGTGGTGCAATGATAGACGAGAAGCTGACGATTGCCGACGCAGAAAAGCGGCGGGTACCGATGGAAGCCGAGGTGAAGATTTTTTGTGAAGTCTACTCCAGAGTCGTGGGATATTTGAGACCTGTTAGTGCTTACAATCTAGGCAAGCGCCAGGAGTTTGCGGACCGCGTGGAGTTTGCGCTCCCAGCTAGGGATAAGATGCTAGACGTTGTGACGCGGGTAGAGGCGGCCAAGCCTGAGCCTGAGCCTGGCGGCTTCTGGCTGCCGGATGACTGGAATGAGGCGGCGCTCAAGCTACCGGGGGTAGAGGATGAGCGATCTCACCTGGACCAATAGTACGCGCAAGCTCTCGGACCTGATTCCGTGGGAAAAGAATCCGCGGCAGATCAAGGACGCCGGCGCCAAGCGACTTGTCGAGTCTATGGACCAGTTCGGGCAGATTCACGCTATCGCCATTGGGCCTGGCGGGGAGATTTATGACGGGCATCAGAGGAGCTTTGTGTGGGCGGCTTGCGAGCGCTACGGCCCCGACTTCGAGGTGGACGTGCGGGTGGCCAGTAGACCACTGACCGAGCCGGAACGCGAGAAGCTGGTGATCTTCCTGCACTCAGGTGCAACCGGGTCGTATGACTGGGACATCCTCAGCAGTTGGAACACGCCAACGCTCAAGGGCTGGGGGCTAGACGAGGGCCAGTTGCGCGGCTGGAACGATGACGCGGCGAATCTGGCGCTGATGCTGGAGGCGGAGAGCGAGCCGAGCGACGCCGAACGTGAAGAGCAGGCCCGGCAGACACTAGCTGAGCGGTTCGTAGTGCCTCCCTTTAGCGTGCTAAACGCTAGGCAGGGATATTGGCAGGAACGCAAGCAGGCGTGGATTGCGCTGGGGATTGACAGCGAGCTGGGGCGGTGTGGAGAGCCAGCCGCATCCTATAAGAATCAGGGCGCTCTGAGCGCCCTGCAATCTGGAAAGCCGCATACGCTTGGAGCCATTGCGCCCAATGAAGGCGGGGTAAACGGCATACTTACCAGTCCTGGTAAGTATGCCGACAACGGCCTGCTGGGAGAATCCCAGCAGGCCCGCAGCCACTACAGTGCCAAAGTCTTTGGCACTGAGGGTAACGCATCTGAGCAGACCGGCACCAGCATCTTTGATCCTGTCCTTTGTGAGTGCGCCTATACCTGGTGGACTGGTCAGGGCTTCAAGGTGCTTGACCCATTCGCCGGGGGCAGCGTTCGCGGCATTGTGGCGGCATACTTGGGGCGTGAGTACGTGGGCGTGGAGCTACGCAAAGAGCAGGTCAATGCCAACGCTCCGCAGGCTGAGGCGCTAGGGCTTGCGCCTCGCTGGGTACACGGTGACAGCGCCGACATTCGCGAGCTTGTGGCGGAGCCGGTAGACTTTGTGTTTAGCTGCCCGCCATACTACAACCTGGAGGTTTACAGCGACCTAGAGGGCGAGCTGAGTGCAGCGCCAACCTATGCCGAGTTCCTGGAGGGCTATCGGCACATCATAGCTGAGTGCGTGGCGTTGCTCAGGGATGACCGCTTCGCCTGCTTCGTGGTTGGCGATATGCGCGACAAGAAGGGGCTATACCGCAACTTCGTAAGCGACACTATCGCAGCCTTCCAAGACGCCGGGACGACGCTGTACAACGAGGCCATCCTGGTAACGGCGGTGGGGAGCTTGCCCATCCGCGTGTCGTCACAGTTCCCAGTAGGGCGCAAGCTAGGCAAGACGCACCAGAACGTGCTCGTATTCGTCAAGGGCGATTGGCGCAAGGCGGCGCAGGCGTGCGGGCCTTGTGAGGTGCTACGGATGACCAACGGCACGCCGGAGCTGATGGGGTAGATGCACGAATCAACGAAGTTTGACGAAGGGGGCAAGGGTGGCAGGTAAGGAGCGCTATAAGGCGCAGCAGTTTATTGACGCAATGCCTAGATCTGGCGCAATCGTTAGCTCGATAGCCAAGGCTGTCGGCTGCACCTGGCACACGGCGCGCAAGTATATCGACGGCTACCCGACAGTCCGCGAGGCATACGAGGCAGAGCGTGAGCGCATTCTAGACATCGCGGAAAACGTCATCATCGGCAACATCATGGCGTCGAATCATAAGCAGGCAGAGGCGGTTAAGCGCGGGCCTGACGGCAAGCCTGGAGAGCCTATAATCGTGGACACCGCTGATGTGCGCTGGTATTTGGCGATGAAGGGGCGGGAGCGCGGATATGTCAAGAGTGAGGCGCGCGAGCTGACCGGCAAGGACGGCGGACCTATGGAGATAACGAATGTTGAGCTTACCGATGCTGAGCGAGCGGCAGGCATTGATGCCATTTTTGACGCCGCAAGAGCGCGCAGAGATCGACAGGATGGTGAGGCAGGGATGGCTGCGAATCCATCCAGCGTGCCCGGAACCACATGACAAGCAACGCGGGCTGGTTGAATCTACCGCCATTCGCAAAGTCATTGTCGCCGGTAGACGTGGCGGCAAGACTACCGGCATGGCAATCCTGGCCTCGCGAGGCTTGCAGCGCGGCTGCCGCGTACTCTATGCGGGACCAACTGCAGAGCAGACGGACCGCTTCTGGTATGCGGTGCGGCACTACTATCAAGAGGACGTCGCCGCGGGGCGATTGGTCAAGAGCGAAACCAAGCGCATACTTGAAGAGCCGGGCGTTGATGAGAACGCACCGCGTGTCAGGTGCAAGACGGCGTTCAACGCGGACACCCTGAGAGGCGATTGGGGCAACCTGATTCTGTTGGATGAGTATAGTCTGATGTCGCCGGACGTTGATGAGGTGGTGCTGCCGATGCTCCTAGACCGTGGCGGTGTCATTGTCTATGGCGGCACGCCGAAGCGCAAGAACCACTTTTTCAAGAAGTACGCGCAGGCAATAGCCGACACAACCGGACGCTGGGCGGCGTGGCATTTCACCAGCCATGACAATCCATTCTTGGACGCGGTGACGCTGGCAGAGATAAGCCAGGACTTGACAGAAGACGGCTACAAGCAAGAGATAATGGCCGAGTTCCTGGAGGGTGAGGGCGCTGTATTCCGCAACATCGCGGCGTGCCTACACGCAGACCGGGCACCGGTGACGGGCCATCACAGGGCGCATCGTGTTGTAGCCGGCGTTGATTGGGCCAAACAGGCGGACTACACTTCTATCAGCGTGGTATGCGCTGATTGCCGACAGGAGCTGGCGCTGGACAGGTTCAACCAGATTGACTATGTATTTCAGCGAGGGCGACTCAAGGCACTCGCGGACAAGTGGCACGTTGACGATATTCTCGCAGAGGAAAATGCCATTGGTGTGCCAATAATTGAGCAGCTACAACGCGACGGACTTCCGGTGCGCCCGTTTATGACGACGGCCTCCAGCAAGCCGCCGCTGATTGAGTCGCTGGCCCTGGCATTCGAGCGCGAGGAAGTGCAGTGGCTGGATAACACAGTAGCGACGATGGAGCTGGAAGCCTATGAGCGGAAGGTGAGCCCAACGACTGGCCGCAGCAGCTACAGCGCACCGGAAGGGCTGCACGATGACACGGTAATCGCGCGGGCGCTGGCGAATCACGCGCGACTGGGGGCGGTGGGTGGGCCATCATTTGTGTACTAGCAGGGGGAATGAATGATTGATCTTGATTTGGTCTACGCGGCATATCAGGCAGAGGAAGAAGAGACGCGCCAGAAGAACATCATCGTGGCCCGTAACTACTATGCCGGCGAGCAGAATACGAAGATGAGCAAGCGCCAGCAGGAGTTC